TAAGATGGCAGAAAAATTAGTATCGGCAGGTGTTTTCACAAGAGAAAATGACCTTTCATTCTTACAACAAGGTGTAGCAGATATAGGTGCAGCATTCATTGGCCCTTTCAAAGAAGGTCCAGTAGTTCCAACAATCGTAAATTCACAAGCTGAATTCACTTCATTATTTGGAGCAGCCGATGGAACATATTATACTCCATTGGCAGTACAAAATTATTTAAGAGAAGCAGGAACTGCAACTATTTGTAGAGTAGCTGGTGTAGGTGGATATACTGAAACAGCTCCTTTATTATTGACAGCAACCTCTGGTTCAGTATCAGCTAGTTTAGGTATTTTATTTAATACATCAGCAAGTGCAAACGCAGGTTTTGCAGGAGAAACACTAACAGATTTAGATGGTGGTGGTGATTTTAATTTATCAACTTTAGGTTCGGCATCTTTGGATGTAACTGATATAAATGATATTGAAGCAGTATTTGGTAACTCTCCATTTGGAACTAAAGAAGCCTATGTTTACGGATTTTTCAAAAATAGTAATATAACATTTACTGCACAAACATCGGCATCTGTAACAGTATTGGGTAATCAAAAATTTAGTGGTTCTTATGGAACCGGTGACGCTTGTGAGGCATTAACTCCAATGATTAAATCACAAACAATTAGTGGTGACAGATTTGATTTATTTCAATTTGAAACATTAGGAGTTGGTAATTCTGCAAATACAAAAGTAAAAATAGGTATTTCAAATATCAAACCAGCTGGTACAGTAAACGGAACAGACTATGGTACATTTACAATTGTAGTAAGAGACTTTAAAGATACTGAAAGAAAAAAAGTTGTATTAGAAACTTATTCAAATATAAACTTAGACCCAAATTCTCCAAACTTTATTAGTAGAGTAATCGGTGATAGAAAATTATCAATTGATTCTTTGGGTAAAATAACTGAAACTGGTGATTGGGTAAATAATTCTAAATATGTTAGAGTTGCAAATTTAAATTATAGTGCACCGGTACAAGCAGTTCCATTCGGACACTCAGCTTATACCTTACCAATATCTGCATCTGCAGGAGTTGGAGCATTGGTTCCTAGAGTAACATTCGGAACAGGTTCAATCGACCAATCAGGAAGTATCTATTATGCAGGTATTGATTTAGATTTTAATACGGATAATTCAATCTACTTAAAACCAATTCCAACAGGTGCTGGTATAGGTTCTAATTCAGTATTTGGATTGGATTCACTTACATCTACCACATCGGCACTTACAAATTTAGTAGTAGGTGATGCAAGAGCACAATTTATAGTAGCATTCCAGGAAGGATTTGATGGTATGAATCCGGCAACTGTATCTAATTTAGGTGAAGCAATTACAACTGGAAACTCACAAGGTTTCGATTTAACAAATTCGACATCAAAGGGTTCATTAGCTTATATGAAAGCAATTAACGCTTTATCTAACGCAGATGAATTTGACATTAATATGGTAATTGCACCAGGTGTTGTACAAAGATTACACTCATTCATTTCAACTGCATTAGTTGATTTATGTGAACAAAGAAGTGATTGTTTCTATATTATGGATGGTACAACTGCAGGAGATTCAATCGGCCAAGCTATAACAGCTGCATCCGCAATCGATTCTAACTATGTAGGTACTTACTATCCTTGGGTTAAAACAATTGATATCAATACAAACAAATTAATCACAGTTCCACCATCAGTATTATTACCTGGCGTATTCGCAGCAAACGATAGAGTAGCAGCAGAATGGTTCGCACCAGCAGGTTTGAATAGAGGTGGTTTAGTAGGAGCAGTTAGTGTATTAAATAGATTAACTCAGTCTGAAAAAGATGAATTATACGAAGGTAAAGTAAACCCAATCGTACAATTCCCAGGACAAGGTATTGTAGTATTCGGACAAAAGACATTACAAGATAGACCATCTGCATTAGATAGAATCAATGTTAGAAGATTGTTGTTGACTGTTAGAAAATACATAGCATCTACTTCAAGATTCTTAGTATTCGAACAAAATACTTCAACAACAAGAAACACATTCTTAAATATTGTTAACCCTTATTTAGAATCAATCCAACAAAGACAAGGTTTGTACGCATTCCGTGTTGTAATGGACGAAACTAATAACACACCAGATGTAATTGATAGAAACATCCTTACAGGAGCTATCTTCTTACAACCAACTAAAACTGCTGAATTCATTCAAATTGATTTCAACATTTTACCAACTGGTGCAAGTTTTGGTGGATAATTTAGAAAATAGATATTTATATAAAAGAATTAAAAAATAAAGTAAAATGCCAGAAATATTAGAGTTTGATAAAATTTTCTACCGTAATTTTGAGCCAAAGTTGGCAAACAGATTTATAATGGAAATTAACGGTATCGAATCGTACATTATCAAAACAGCACAAAGACCTACTGTTACATCAGAAGTGGTTGAATTAGACCATATCAATGTTAAGAGAAAGATAAAGGGTAAAACAAATTGGGATGACTTAGAAATCACTCTATATGACCCAATCACTCCATCTGGAGCTCAACAAGTAATGGATTGGGTTCGTTTATCACATGAGTCATTAACAGGTAGAGATGGATACGCTGCATTCTACAAAAAAGATATCAAATTTTGGTCATTAGGTCCAGTAGGAGATAAAGTAGAAGAGTGGACTTTAAAAGGTGCATTCATCATTCAAGCAAACTTTGGTGAAATGGATTGGTCAAATGCAACAGACCCAGTTTCAATCACATTAAGTTTAGCTTACGACTACGCTATCTTAGAATACTAATCGTATTAAAATTATAAAACAAAGGGATACCCATAAAGTATCCCTTTTTTATTTTTTGAAAAACATAATATATATAATAAAGACAAAAGTTATATTATGGAACAAAACATTGAACAACAAGTTACAAGGGGATTGGGTGGATTTCAACAACAAGGACAAAAGACATTCCCATTCCCAACAGAGGTTATTAGTTTACCATCGAAAGGATTATGTTATCCTGAATCATCTCCACTATCTAAAGGAGAAATTACAATTAAGTTAATGACTGCAAAAGAAGAAGACATTTTGACTTCTACTAATTTAATTAAAAAAGGTATTCAATTAGATAAATTATTAGAATCTATCGTAGTTGAACCTGGAGTACATATCAATGATTTATTGGTTGGTGATAAGAATGCAATATTAGTTACAAGTAGAATGTTAGCATTTGGTCCTGATTATCAAATATCAGTTAGAGATAATGGTTCTGGACAAGATGTTGAAGTTAATGTTGATTTATCACAAATACAGGTAAAAGAAGTAGACGAATCTTTATTAAATAGACAAAATGAATACGAATATACATTACCTGTTTCAAAAACAACAATTAAATTTAAATTGTTAACACATGGTGATGAATTGGCAATAAATAAAGATATAGAGGCAACCGAAAAGGTTTTAAAACAAGGTAATGAAATTACCGCAAGATATAGAAGAATTATAGTAGAAGTTGGTGGAAATAAAGATTTAGGATTTATTAGTAATTTTGTAACAAATCAATTACTTGCAGGTGATAGTAGAGGTTTGAGAAAGTATATGAAATCTATAACTCCTGATTTAGATTTAACATTCAACTACGAACATTCAGACGGTGAAATGGAGGCACTAAGAATCCCATTCGGGTTAAACTTTTTTTACCCTGCCGAGTAATTATTCAGTAGTTTTACATGAAAAAATATTTCAAATGATATATTTTGCCAATGGTGGATTTAATTGGCAAGACCTATATTATATGCCTATTAAATTAAGAGAATTTTATTGGAGAGAATTGTTGAAAACAAAAGAATCAGAAAAACAATCATACGAAAAGGCATCTAAAAAATCAAATACATCAAAAACATCTAGAAAGTAATATTTATACTAAAGTATTTTATGCCTAAACAAAGATTGATTGAAATGAGTGTTTTTAATAGATTATTAAATCTATTCTTAAAAGCAAAATCTAATAATAGAGAACAATCTTTTATAAGAGATATATCTAAAAAAGACCCACAGTTGGGAAAGTTATATTCTATTTGGAATGATAGAATGGATGATGCATTAATTTCTATGAAAAATACTTTACAAAAGCAAGGATTGTCAACTAAAGAAATTGACAAAATTTTGAATAAAAATTACTAATGGCAAAAGAGCAATTTTCTCAAGAGGATATAAAGGATATAAAAGAATATAGAGACTTATTAAAAAGTACTCAAGCAGAATGGACTGCCATTAATAAAGAATTAGCAAAATATAAATATGTAACCAATCAAACAAAAGAAGATTTAAAAAATAAATTAAAGGCTTTAGTAAATGAATATGGTACATATAAAGATATTATTTCTGAATTAAAAAAATATGAAAATCTTGTCAAAAAAATAGAACAAGAACAAGAAAAGAAACTAAAAAATTTAGAAAAAGAAAAAGACTTACAGGAAGACATTGAAGAAATAACTAAAAATCAATTAATAAATTTTGATGAATTAGATGAATTACAAAGAAGTATTACATCCGAATATAAGAGACAATATATAGATGCAGGTGCAATAGAAAAAAAGATAGATTCTACAAAAGCTTTAGTAGGTGGAATTAACACATTCTTAGAAAAAAATACAGACATACAGGGTAGACAAAAAGAATTAATTGAAGAAGCAGCTGACCAGTATAAAAATATGCCTATATCGGTTGCTGATTTAAAAAGGCAATTAAAAAGTGGTAGTATTACTCAAAAAGAATATAATAAGGCTTTATATGAAATGTCAGACACATTTGAAGAAACTATTTCAAAAATAGATAAAAATGATGAAAGACTTAAAGGTATTTTGGAGACTTTAGAAAAGATGAAGGAAGAAACCAATGCTTTTGGAACAGCAATGGGTAAAACATCAGAAGCGGGTGAATTATTTTTTGATAAAACATTTGGAGCTATGCCTGGAGGAATTGGTGAACTTTCCAATTCAATTAAAGAAGCAAAAAAAGAATTTAAAGAAACGGGAACTCTATCGGATTTAACACTCGCGGGAGGAGCTTATTTAGCAGCAAGAGCTAAATTTTATGCGGGTAATGCTTTTGGTATGGTTAATCCCACCGGTGCTCAACCAATACCAGAATCAAATGATAGTAATCCATTAATACAACTTTCTTCTCAATTAAAGTATTTAGACGCACTATCTGATAAATATAACACATTAGCATCCGCATCTGAAAAGTTTTATATGAACAATTCTGGTTTAACCAAACTATTTGCAGAATTTGATTTTCAAACACAAGTTCAGCTTGCAAGAAAAGAATTTGAAAAAACTTCTAAAACTGCATTTTTTGGTAGTGGATTGGGTAGTGTAAAATATGCGGCTGACCAATTACAAATGGCAGGAATAGGTGCAGATGTAATAGTATCTACTATGTCAGAAATGACAACAGGTGCAAATAGTGGAATTCAAGGATTAAGTGAAGATGTTGCAGTATTTTCTAAAAAAACAGGAATAGCCGCATCAGAACTTTCCGGAATAACTGGATTATTTAGAATGTTGGACAAAACGGGTGGTGCAGATGCATTTAAAGATTTAACATCGTCTTTAAGTGCAGCCGATTTGGATAAATTCAATATTGCAGATATTTCAGGGGAATTGGCCAACTCTAGTGAAATGGCATTACTTGCCAATATAAAAAGTGGTAAAGAACTAGTTAAACAGGTTAGAAATGTAAGAGAGATGGGTGGTTCTTTTGTAAAAATTGCAGAAGCTGGTAAATCTATGGTATTAAATTACAAAGATAGTATTAAAAAAGAAATGGAATTATCTGCAATGTTGGGTGAAAATGTTGACCTTTCAGAAGCTAGAGCACTATTTGCTGCAGGAAAAGATGATGAGGGGTTTAAATCATTAAAAGATTCTGGAATATTAGAAAAAGCTCAAGCACAGGGGATTTTTGCAGTAGATTTAGTCAATAGTCTTTTTCCGGCACAACAATTAGCTAAACAACCTTTGGAAAAGGGGGCATCTGCGGGAATAAAATCAAATGAAGATTTTTTAAAAACTTTACAAAATTCTTTAAAAGATTTTGAAATAGGTAGTGCTATAATAAATGTGCAAAGAGCCGGATTGAGAGAATTATTACAATTTGCTCCTGGAAATAAAGGTGATGAATCTGTAAATCAACAATTGGCAAAATTAAGAGAAAATGCATTTTCTGATGCAATTAGTACATTAGTAGATATTCAAAAATTTGCATTAAGAGAAGGGAAAATAATTGGTGAAGTTCCAGTACTTGGGCCCCCACTAAAATCTGCACTTGATTTAATAGAACAACCTTCCGGAATAAATAACCCATATATAACTGGTAAATTTCCAAAAAATAATGATAAATTATTCGGAACAACACCATTTTTAAATCAAACCAACCCACAAGGAACCCCAGCCGAACAAAAAGAGAGATTAAAAAAAGCTATTGAGGAAATTAAAAATTCAATGCCAAAAGGAGGAGTTATTAAGGGTAGTACATTTGATTTTAATATGTCTGAGGTAATTTCTCAACCATTGAAGATATCAAATACTTCACTTAAAAGTATAGATGTTCAATCAACTACACAAACTGGATTATTACAAAATTTACAAACAATTATGGCCACAATGGCAAATTTCACAGACCCAACATTTGGATTAAAATTGTTAATAGATGGTAAGGATGTTAAGAGTAGAATTGAAAAAATTAAGACACAAGAAAAAGGAAAAACTAAATAATCTCAACAAATTATAATATAAGATATTTATAATAAATAAAATTATAAATGGCTCAATTTCTTAGAGATTTATTAAGGAATGGATATAATGGTGTTAAACCAATAGAAACCGTTGAAAAAAAGAAAGGACTAGGTCAGAGAATTAAAGATGTCGCAACGGCAGAATTAGATAAAAATGGCCCAAGAGTTTTATTTTATAAACGATTACCAACACTATATGGTTCAGATTTAGTTAGAATATCAACTAAAGGTTCGGTTGAACCTGCAAGAACATTGGCCGTTAGAGGTGCAAGATATGTAGATACAAATAATGCAGGTGGTGGTGGATTGGGTAGATTTTTAGGTAATTTATTAGGTGGTTCTGCAAATAGACCATCCGACACTATATTTCCCGCAAATGACCAGGGGCAAGGTATTGCAAGTGAACCACCTGTTTCAAAGAATGGACAACCTATCAATGGTGATTGGAATGGTTTAAAGTATGCAGTTGAAGCTGGTAAAAATTATGTAGTATCACAAGAACCTGCAGGTAAAAATGCACTTACTGGATTATTAAAAGGTAATCCATCGGACATTGCAAGAAATACAGTAGGAGCAATTACAGGTGCTGCAAAAAATGCAGTAAAAAATATTGCAGTAAATGCATTGACTTCAAGAAGGAAAAATGCAATTGGTGATTTATCTGATAAACTAAAAAAATCAGCAAATTTAAATACAACTGTTAGAGTACCAAATACAAAAGAAAAACCTGGTAGTAAATTTATAAAGGTAAAAGATGGTGTATTGGGGATTCCAAAATTGATTGATGTTAAACAATTAGGATTAAAAGAAAGAAATTATTTAATTGATACGATTTTACAAAAAGAATCCTTAGTAAACTACGCAAGATTAAAAGACATAGTAGAACAAAATACAGGAAATAACTTACAATTTATAAAAATAAAAAAAGAAGGAACAGGTCCAAACGAAGGTGCATATCTATTATTTCCGGCAACCATAACCGATGTACAGGATAATATGACACCTGAATGGTCTTCATTTAAATATGTTGGTTCACCTTTTAATACTTACAGATATACGGGTGTTGAACGAAAGATATCATTTGATTTTAGAGTTTATTATATTGAAAATGGTGACCAGATTGTAATGCGTAATAAATTGAACTTATTAAGAGAATTGGTATACCCGTCGACAAACGTTACATCGATAAATTTAACAGGAACAGAATATACACCAATTGTATTCAAACCAAATACTATACAACTCAGTATAGGTGCATTATATAATAACTTAAAAGGATTTATTTCAAATTTATCAATAACGGTTCCACAAGAAGCCCCTTGGGCAACATCAAATCCAAATTTTTTGAAAGAAAATGTAAATATGGTATATCCTACTTTTGTTGATGTTTCATTTGAAATGACTATAATTGAAAATCATATATTAAATCCAAATGAGGGTATTACATATAGATTTGATGATGTTGAAGAAAAAGACCCGAGACCTACATTACAAACTCCAAATGTATCATCATTAAATGGGGTAAGAGCTGACAATGGATATAATGATGTTGGAATTAAAACACAGTTTCAAAAAAACAGAGAAATAGATAGACTAGCTGATTTTGCAAATCCTGGATTAACAAATTCAATTTATGGTAAAGGAGGAATAGTTAAATGGGATGCATTTAAAGATAGACCAAAAGGAGAATAAATGAGATACACATATAATAAAATATTAAAAGAAAAGGCAACACAAAAACAATATTTTGAATCAACTATATATCCAAAAGTTAAGGCAACAGATAATGATATATACATTATATCAACACAATCTGATAGATTAGACTTATTGGCTTCAAAATATTTTGGCAATGCATCTTATTGGTGGATAATATCGGTTGCAAACAATTTAAATGATGCATCTTTATCAATAGAACCTGGTACACAATTAAGAATACCATCCAACATAAATTCTGTATTAAACGAATTTGAAAGAATTAATAGATAAGTTATATGATTTACTTAGCACCTCTCAAAAAATGGGTAGTAGATATTTTAGAAGAAAGAGAAAATAATCCAAAACTGGCAAATACAAAAATGCCATTTGTGATTATGACTTCTGGTGCAAAGGTGATTAAATCAGGAGGCCCTGCAAATACAAAAAAAGAGGCACTTGAACGAACAAAAGAAATTATACAAAATGATACCGGAGTTGAATATAAAGGATGTATAATTGCAAATCAATTTAATCCATCTTTAAATTATTCATTAGGCCAAACTCCTGTTGGATTTGATTTTACAGGAAAACTAATAACTGCGGTTGGTGAATTTGGTAGAAAAATATCCATGCCAATTATAGAATCGGTTGATATCAATACCGATGGTACGAATAATACATTATTGACTGCAAACGTAAATGTTAGATGTTTTTCATTAAAACAGTTTGAAATGTTTGAATTGTTTTTTTGTAAAGCAGGTATGCATATATTGATAGAGTATGGTGATAATTCGAACTCACATACATTAATTTTAGATGAAGTAATGATTGATAAGTCGGATTATGAAACATTTGTTAAAACTTTTAAATCATTTACTGACCCAAAAATACAACAATTTGCTAAATATTTAAAAGCTTGTGAAACATCAAATGGTTCATATGCTAGAGTTGCGGGTAAACTTATAAATTATAGTTATTCAATTGAACAAGACGGAACATATTCAGTACAAATGGAAGTTGCACAATCAAATGAGTATAATTTGGCATTACCAAAAGCATTTATTACAAAATATAAAGCCTTCGATGCACCTTCAAAGGGTGTAACGGTATGGGAACAATGGACAAATAAATTGGTAAATGATTTACCTGGATTGAATAAAGATATGGTGAAAAAATTAAATGAAGCGGAATGGAAAAATCATTTTTTTAATTGGGGTAAAATCAACGAAGACGAAATAGATAAAACTGCATCAACCGAACCATACCTATCTTTAAAATTCATATTAGAAATTTTAGCAAATAATACGGCAAATCAAGGAAACAATTCTGATTTTATATCATTTAAAAGTGATTATTTTAAAATTAAAGATTCAAATGAAAAGATAATTCCAATAACTGTACATAATAATATGATATCATCCGACAATGATATAATATTTCCAAATGAAAATTTACCTGAATTTACATTTAATTCGGGTTCTGGCCTGATTGAAAGAAAAACCAATGGTTCGATTGATGGTAGTATTGGTGTTGGTAATGATAAACTTTCTTTAATTCCAAATAAAGAAATAACATTTATAGACCCATTAGAAAAAAATACAATATTAAAACTTGTAGAGATTAAAGATAAAAATAATCAAACATTGGTTGATTTAAAAATTGGAAATGCACTAAACATTTTTGTATCGTATAAAGTTGTTGGGGGAGCTTGGGAAAGAAATACAAAAATCATAGATTTTATAGTTGATATATTAGATAGAATAAATAAAACTTCTTTTGGTTTATTTAAATTAAGAATTGGGTCTTTATATGAGGGTGCACAACAAACAGTAATAGACACAAAATTATATCCGTTAAATACGGAACAACCCAGTAATAGAAAAGAATATAGATTTAAACCAACAACCATGAATTCAAATGTTAGAGATTTCAAATTTAACTTTGAACTAACGGACCAGGTAGCTGCAGCAACTATATTCAATTCATCTAAATTTTTGGCAAATAGAAAAGCAGTAAAAGAAGGAAATCCTGAAAATAAGGATAGTATAAATTTATCACCAGAATTATATCAAAGTATAGATTACTCTGCATTTTCAACGGCTGACGGATATTTTTCTATAAATGAAATAGAATATCAACAACTTATAAATACTCCAGTAAAACCAAATACTGATGATAAAAATAAGACAAAAGAAAAAGTAGACGCCGAAAAAGAATCAAAACGTAAATCTTATGATAATTTTCAAACTAAATTTAAATTCAAAAAAGGAGATATACGAACATTGATTTACGAAGATTATAGTTTTATAAATACTGAACTTGGATTAAATACGGAAGATGTTAGAAGTAGATTTGAATTAGTAACTCCGATAAAAGTAAATTTGACAATAGATGGTATTAGTGGTATAACTTGTGGTGAAACATTTAAAGTAGATGGTATACCTGAACAATATAATAAATTAGGACAATTTCAAATAACAAATACTAAACATGTAGTAAACACAGACCAGGGATGGACTACTGAAATTGAAGGTGAATTTAGATATGGTGTTTAAATAAAATAATATGTACAAAGACATTGCAAAAAATATTCAAAACTTTACATTACAAATTCCAAAAACTGTAATTCCAATTCCAACCGAATTTGACTATGATAATGGGTTTATTAGAAGATATTTTATTCAAAAAACAAATGATTCAAATGGTTTTGTTTTTGAAGTATCCGAAGAAATACATGATGAATTGAGAGATAACCCATTTTGGAAACTTGCAGATTTAAAATGGAGAATAACAGGACCAAAAGAAACTGTATATAACCAAAAAGGTGAATTGTCCGACATTGGAGTAGAAATTACAAATAAACAAATAATCAATTTGACTTCTAAGACAATAAGAAATATATCATTATACTTACCAAACTTATTACAATTTCACAAATAATTTGGTATTATAAATTATTTTTACTATATTTAAAATATATAAACAATTAAAGTTATGAAAAAATACAAACACTTATCTACCGAAGAAATTCAACAAATTACATTTGATTGGAGATATAGAGGTTGGACGGTATTAGAATTACTTACCGAAACAGAAGTTGATGAAATCAACGAAGAATTAAACAGATTACGTTTAGAAAGAAATGCAGCTGAACCTGAAAAATGGCAGGAGTATGAACCATTTATGTATCCACATAAATTATCGGACAAATTAGAAAAATTATTTGCTCATCCTAAAATGATTGAAGCAATGGAATTTTTAATGGAAGGTGATATAGTTGGAATGCAAACTTGGGCATATTTCAAACCAAAAGGTGAATTGGGTAGAGACCAACATCAAAACGCTTTCTATACCGGATGTGGACATAACGAAATTATTAATACTGCATTGGCATTGGATAACCACGATCCTGAAAATGGTTCTGTATGGAACTATGAGGGTTCACATAGATTACCTGTTTTACCAATGGAAGATAACGAAGAAAGAAAAGCAACAAATACATCAAACTGGAAAAGTGAGAGAGGTATTAGCTGTGTAATGCCAGAAGGACATGATTTCCGTAAGGTAGAAG